CCATCTGTGAAAGTTATATTATCGTAGGATACCTCAGTGAGAACACTTGGGACAGTAGCACTTACACCATTAGTATCATAGGCGTGGTCAGCACTAATGGCTATTCCGTCATCATCAATTCTCGCAAATCCTATTTCCCATCGCACTTTATGTGGAGTACCCTCATCGTGGTCGGATGTCATACTGAATATAACAGTTACGGTCAATCCACCACCCGCATATCCCGCAGGCAAGGCAAACTTGAAATCGGCATATTCTGAAGCATCTGCGTCAAAATCAAGAACAGATACAGTTTCCGCAGGAGTAGAACCCCCCGCTATTGTATCAAGTGTGGCAAAAGAAGTTGCTGGTGGTATCCCACATTGAGGTGTTAGGGCTATGCTAAATGCTGTACCAATATTATCATCAACATATTTCTTATTGGCAACCTCATAATTGGCATCAGGTGCAGCCGATGGCGTTATGGGGAATACACTAAAAGTAGTATTGCCAGAGGCATCAATAGTCATCACATCTGTGTCAGAAGCAGAACCTATAGTGCCACTATTCGGGATAATAAGATTCCCGCCTAACGTCACGGTAGTAGCAGTAATTGAAACCTCGGCTGTTCCGGCAATCTCAAGTGTTAACGTGCCAGTTGCTCTATTGACGCTGCCGCAAGTAAGTTCGCTTGTGCCTAAACTTAATGCTCCGCCATCGGACAGAACAACATCATCAAGCCAGGTGTTAAGTTCAACGTGCTCAGCCGATGTCAAATGATAGTATTGGTTGGTTGTGCCACCTTGTATTCCAGTTAATGTATTGTGAGCAGCCACCATCGTCACCTCAGCAAATTTAATATCAGTTACACCGAGAGTTATATCACCAGTTATACAAAAATAAAGATGATGTTGTGTAACAGTCCCATTCAAAGGGATACATTTTTTACTTTCAATCTCTGCTGCCGTATCTGCATCAGCAGCACGGGAAGCAGCACCACTCGCAGGTACTACATATAGCCCGTTCTCAGTTTGGTCGGTCTGTTCTTTAACGAGAACCCTGTCCCCTTCTACAAGGGTATAGTCATCTATTGTGTCTCCCGCCTCCAAACCATTTGCCAAACTTACATTAGCAATGGTTCCTACTGTAACATCCGTCCAAAAAGCACCAGCTACTAAAGCGTCAGCATAAGACTTTGTAACAGAATGGTCTACATTAGTAGGGTCTGTACCCAATGTCACCTGATTAAAGTCTGGACTTGCGGTTGTACGAATATCTTGAATAGTGTCAAACGTAACATCTGTGATTGCCACAGAGTTACCTATATCTAACCACTTACTTGCATCTGCACTATTATCCCAAAAGAAAATCCTATCATCATCAGGGTCAGTAAGGGCTTCAATACCTAAATGGGATAAGGTTAGGTCTGGTCTGGTGTAATCCAACCCCGTACCAACTGTTACAGATTCCAACAACTTACTTGCATTAGTACCAACTAAAGAACTGGCAGTTAAATCTGTTAAAGTAATGTTAGCATGAGCAGGACTTCCAGTATATCCTAACTTTTTGGATAGACCCTGAATAGCTCTTTTTACACTAATATCACAATTCTTTGGGTCGGGTACGAGTGGCATATTTTATCTCAACATAGTTTGTCGATAAAGTTTATACTTTATCGCATTATTGCTGACATTAAAGCCGAATAATCAGGATATGGTTCTTGTATTCTTTCGAGGAACCCTGCCTTCTGCTGTTGGATACCAGTCAACCTTTGCTGCATAATATCTTCCAACCTTAATCTTGCGGGAGCACCAACCTCCGCTTCCCATTGTCGGGGGACACCGGCAGCGGTTGTAGTGCCATACATACCAGAAGAAATCATTTGCTGCATTTCCTGGCCAACACCTTTTGTCCTTGCTCTCTCTATTTCCCCCAACCCTCTTTTTTCAAATGCTCCACCAGGTTGATACCTCTGCATCATCTCACCATATATTGACTCAATGCGTCTTTGTCTTGCTATGTTAGCTGCTCTCGCCTGTGCACCAGCACGCTGAAACCCAGCAGTTAGACCAGCATAACTTGGTCTTGGAACCTGTTGAGCAGTTCTTGGGGCAGCTTCTCTATAAGGTTTAGTAAAACCGCCCATCATTCTTTCCCAACTTGTCCTTGCTCTTTGTACCATTCCACCCAATGCCATTATTTTATTCTCCCACCTTCTTTTATTTCACCAAATATCTTATTCACCGCCCAAGTTTCAGAGGCGGTAGAGTTATAAAATTTAATTCCTAACCAAGCCCCCCGAACTCTTGTACGGATTCTTGCTTTACGACCAGTACCACTTAATGTGCCACTGGTAAAAGCGGTATCTCCATCCTTGATATTTTCTATACAAGTTTCCGCATCATCGGCCACGTGTATCTCATAACTAACTCCATCGGTGTCACCAAAAGCCCCACTTGATGCACCACCAGCAAGTTCAATGGTTAATGAGGTTAGTTTACCTTCTTTGTCATTATCTTGTGTTAAGTGCTGAATTGGATAAACCACATAACTTGATATTGCCGTGTTTCCAGAAGCCCCTGCATCATCATTCTTTCCCGCAGATGTTTCATCAAACTTCCTTATATACCCATCCTTACCACCAACAAGTAGGTCTGCATAGTCATTGTCATTTGCTGCATAGTAAAACAACGAATATGCCCCGCACTCATCAGGGTAACTTTCAGGGTAGAATCCTTTAAGTCTCAAATCATACCAGTAGTTAGAGTTTGAACCATCAGATAATTTAGTAATGCAAATCAGTATCCCATGTCGCTTTCTATCATATCCCATTGTAACCCGATGTGTTGATGGGGCAATATCTTCATCCCCAACTAAATTGGGTATAGATACTTCTGTCAGATTTTCAACGGAACGAAATCCAAGTGGTATTTTGTAGATACCGTTGGTTCCAAAGAAATACAAGTTTCCGTCCCCGTCAAAGCACCAACTATTTGCACCATACATTCCCACAGTCCCGTCTATCTCATCTATTGAACCACCGTGAGCAGGGTCGCCTGTCATTAACCATATAGTAGAAGCACACCCAAAAATTAGGTAATCATCTTTGTAAGGAATTAATGCTCTTATAATGTCACCAATTTCACCAGCATCGGCATTGTTCCCCGCTACTGCTGTCAATGGGTCGGTAGAAGTATAAAGCCAATTCCAGGGGTCTCCTATCTTAGACATATACCACTGATGAGGATAGTTAGGATTACCTGAGAGAACACACCTACCACGATACAAACACCCAAGGTATGCTTTGGCTGGCATTGTTCCGTAAGTTGTGGTATCACCTTGGTATACAGTCCAACCGTACCAATGTGGTTTGGCCGTAGAAGCAGAAGGAGTAAATGCTGTGCCTGAACCGCTGCCAGTTACTTCGTTATCTGTATTAAATGTTCCACTTGTTACATATCCATAAGTATGTGTTTTTGCAGTATCAGTAAAATCAACGACCATTGTAGCAGTAGATGTAGCTTGAGTAAGAACATCTCCTTTAGCGTGAGGAGTTGTTAACGCAGTATGCGTTAATTTATAATTTACAAAATCTGCTACATAAAGTTTTGCACCATTAACCACAAATACCTTTTGAAATGCCTCAAACATATTCAACTGGTCGGAGGTATCAATAGTCTCCCCAGTTGTAGTCAATTCTGTCATTGTTCCTGCTGCCACGTCTAAATCCTCATACCAAATTTCATTTGCACCAGAAGCGGCAACCAACCTTTTAATTGCTGCTCTTTCATTTATACTTACCACCATTATATATTCTCATAGTAAATTGTGTCATTCCCAGCTACCACTAATCTTCTTATAGCAGTAAGGTTTTGTTGTGGATAATTAAAAAGTACTGTAGGGTTATCGGTACTATCATACGTGGGGTTGTTATACCCAGTAAGATGGTTTGTATTAACAAGGTTCTTTCCATCAAAAATTAATGGCCAAAAATCTACCAAATTATCAGACGCTATATCGCTTGGAGATGTTCCAGCCACTAAAGATGTTATGTTGGCTTCAGATAACTCCGTATCCCAAATACAACAATGAGCAAGTTTACCACTAAAATGAGCACCACTAACTGTCTTATGGGTTCCAATTAATATTTGGTCAAAGAGGGCAAAGTTCACGTTTTGAGAATCAGTATTTTCTGACGAATCTGAACCATCAATATATATTGAGCGACTTGTATCACTCTTAAATATCCCACAAATATGATGCCAATTATCAGCAGTATATGCTGTCGTTGTAAGTGCAAGTTTCCACGCTGTAGCATATTCTAATGCACCAACATAATCCCCATCAAACGAACCGCGTAATTGCAACAATAAAAACTCATTACTATTATTGGTTATAGAAAGTATCCCTTGGCTCAATGTTAAACTATCACTTTTCACCCAAGCAGCAACAGTAATTGGTTTAGCAGATACATTAATGGTACTTGCCTTCAAGTACATACTGGAAGCAGAAGTGAGAACAACAGACATTATATATCCTCATACCAAATTTTCGAGTTTGCTGCCACCACTAATCTTTTTATAATTTGCATTATATTAGGAGTTGCACTTCCAGCAGCAGTAGGTACAGGCGGGTCAAATACTATACTTGTGAATGACCACTCGTCTCCTTCTGTAAGTCCCGCATCATTTTCTGCATCTATTCTCCAATATCTTGTCACTGAATAATCAAAAGGGGAGCCTAAAGTAATACCGTCAATAGTAAAAGACAAACCTGTTTGTTCTTCGGAAAGTAATGTTAAATCGCCTGATGTGTCACCATAGTATACATTATAAGTATCTGCATCACCACCATCCTCCCAAGTCACCGTTTCTTGGTCTAATGTAACATTGCTCGCCGTATCAGCGGGTGTTGGGTTTATTGGCTTTTCTGGGCCACCCTCTTCTGGAATCCCTGCCCATTCGCCAGATACTACAAAATACTGCTTTGTATCATCAATAGCAATATATGTAGTACGTGGCGGCCCACTGTCTTTTGCTATATAAATTTCAAATCTATCATTACTGATTGAGGCAGCAACATCATCGAAAGTAAATGTAATAACCTGAGTACTCTCACCTGCCCAAATTACATCTTCTTCACTGTAATCAGACCAATCCCCTCCTGGGATTTTTATCATCATTTTCATAACATACGTCCCCTCTACTGAGGGAGCGTAAAACATAGTGGTAATAGAACTTACTGTCGCATAAGTAGCTCCTTCATCGGGCGAAAGGGGCGTTAAGTAAAAAGTAGCTGGTAGAGCAGTTGTACTTTCTATATCTCCTGGTGCAAAAGTGTAAGTATATAATACCGCCATTTATGCCACCGAAGAAACTGTACACATTGATACTACGGGTTGTTCTGCTGCACCTACTTGAGTACCAGCACCCCATTTTCTTAATCCAAGTCTTTGAGTAATTACAACTTTCTTTTCAAAACCATCAGCACGCACATTATTCATATATTCACTGTACCCTGGCAAAGCCTTATCAGATGGGATACCTTTGTTGATTCCTCTTATGGGGGGATTAAATTCAATATTAGCCATAATTATCCTTTAATCGGGAAGCCCTGCCATTCTACGTATTTTTCTCGGTGCGGATGCTTTACCAGTTTGCCCTACTCCTCTAAAATAAGAAGGGGATGTTCTACCAAGCCTTTTATAATGATACGCAGTCATTGGTTGTTTCCCTGTTTTTCGCATCATTTGATAATAAGAAAGATACTCTTTTTTTCTGGCAGTTTCTTTCCTTAATTTTCTTGTTTTTCTTCCCATCATATTATCCCAAATTTTCTTTCTTTTTTATGAATCCAAAAATAGTATTTTTGCATCTATATCATCAATCAAAGCCTGTATTTTTATTAACTCACCCTCATAAAATTTCTTTAACTTGTCCAATTCTTCTCTGCTTCGTAAGATAATGGTAGTTCTGGTTAAGCATATAGTATTATCATCAACTTTGCTATATGTCTCCATTTTAACTTACCCTCCAAAATTCGGCTATTGCATAAACCTCAGAAGTCTGGTTGAGTGCTATACCAAAACCGTAAGTTGCCCGTGTAATAACACAGTATTGTTGTACCTCTAACGCTTGGCTGGCAGCAATCGTAAATCGACCAGCAATAATGCTACTGGTATGCCCCCCCTGACCACCACTCGCACTAAATTCACAAGTTCCTATCAAAACAGTTGTTGCCCCAGTAGTATTATATAGCCGTGCTTGATGAGTATCAACCTCATATGCACAACAACTAATACGACATTCATAAGTACCGGCAGTAAGAGTTATTTGATTACTGGCAAGAGAGCAATCACTATTCGTATCAGTATCCTCAGTGGTCAAATCACGGGTTCGCCAGGCCAACGCTGTAAAAGTACCACCATTTGTATTCTGTGCTTTGGTATCTGTAACTTTGATATAACCAAGATAGCCGGTTGAGGCTTTCCAAATGGCATTACCCGTTGCTGTATCTTTTGTGAGTACTTGCTCATTGGTAGCCCCTGACACAGCAGACAGGGCATTGATAGCTAATTGTGCCGTTGATTGCCCTGTACCCCCCCCCGCAATTCCTACATCAGTAGCTTCCCATACACCAGTTGTGATTGTGCCAAGGGTAGTAATGTTCCCTGACCCAACCCACGTTGAAAGAGCAGTATTTTCAACAAGGTTCAAACTTAAGTCTGTTTTGGTTTCAGCAATAGTCCTTATCGCATAAGTATCTTCTGCTGTTACTTTAATAAAACTATCGGAAACATAAGTTAAAGCAGCTAAAGAATCTAATCCCGCATCCCACGCTTGAACATCAGTACCAATTTCTAAATTCGCCGTAGCCTTAAAAGTGGCTTCGTCAGCATCATCAAGAATAGAACGAGCAAACGGAGTGAGACTGGTTTCAGCCCAAGTATCAACAGCAGTAGTATAAAGCATTTTATCTGCCGCCGTACCTAAAGTTGCTATGCTTATCAAATCTGCATCAAGTCTACCAAGGATATAAGGATTTCCTATCATAAAAGTAACCCCATTATCCCGCCCTTGCGATGTCTACCAATAATGATGTGCTATTAAGTGTTGTAGCGATAAAGAGTAATTTCCTATAACCGTGTGTATTCATTGCGATTCGGGCAATACTATTATCAGCACCACTCATCACCTCTACTGTACTTGGCCATTTCAAAGCAACGGTTTCAACAATCGTATCCACATACAGATTAGTACCGTCAGTTTGTGTTCCCGTAGTTAGTGTTAATGTGCCCAACAAAATAAAATCGTCATCTTCCCCACGCTCAGCATATACATTAATCACATTAGAATCACCATCGGTAGCTACACCCTTAAACCGTAACTCAAAAGCAAGCCAAAAATTTGGAATTTCATAAATAATAGTTCGAGTAGAAGCCAAAATATCTATAGTTGCATCGCTTTTATCTGCTCCCATCGCTATTTTAGCAGCAGTAAGACTCCCAATATTACCCCAATTACCTCTCGGTTGAAAATTATATACCCCAGGCATTTTTACTCTCTATATAGACAATCTATATTTCTATTATTTGAGCCACAATAAAAATATAAAGAACTAACATCATCTATTTCCAATACCAATGGTGAACCACAGTATGAGCTACCGTCTATATACCCTAATTGCATACCAGTGGTAGCAGTACAAGCCGAACCAATATTTACTCTTACTTCTTTCTTGTCAGCTATTAGCCAAACCTTCTTACAGGGTAAACTTGCACCATCGTTACCTTGTGCCACATTACTGGAAATAGTCATACGAACAGAACCGCCAGTATTAGGGACTCTATCTAAACTTTTGTTATAAAATTTACTCATAAAATTTTCCTTAAATTTTATAGTCGGCTTTTAGCCGCATTATCTATCTCCTATCTTAGTCTGTGTCACTATCCAAGTTACGCCAACCATTAGTACTGTCTATCCATTCCAATGAAGCATAAGCATCCTCACCTGTAAAAGTGACACCCTCGCCAGTAATAGTTATTGTAACGGTTTCACTACCAGCTTTACTAACCCAGATAAGTAGTAACCTCTGACCTGGATATGTACCATTAGTAACAGTGAGGGCCAAATTATTGCCATCTGTCGTAGTTACTTCTACAACTCTATCTTCAATAAAGTTATCACTGGCCCCACCTGCTCTCGTTGTGTACGAAGTAACAGTAGAAGAAGTTGTTATTTCTTTAGTACGAAGGTCGTGAGCACCCCTCCGAGTTTCAAACCAATTACCTTTACTCATTTTGATTCCCTTTCTTTATGGGTTAAAATTTACATTCCCCATCCCTGAGCCTTTCATCCTTACGGATATACATTATCATCCGTATTTGGATAGGTTTTCTCGCCTCTCGGTGGAGGCCATACCCTATCCTTATCACTATACAAATTACCAATTTTATCTGTTTGTGTCACCTTATCAAATTTGATAAGTTTCTGTATTAATTCAGCAGCCTTTCCTGTATGATGGCTACTTGCCATCTCATCCTCTTGGTGCTCGGCAACCGCAAGGCAACTTTCCAAAATGGCCTCAATAGCACGAATCCCACCAATCACCAAATCAGTGGTTGCGGATAATTGAACTGGGTCTGCCCTATAGAATCCAGAAAGAGTCTCTGCCTGACTTGGTACAGGATGTAACCACAACTCATATAAAGAACCTATCTCAATATCATACCGAAGTGGCGTAATGGCAAAGTATTCAGGATAACCGGAGTTTGCACCACCTGTACGCATATCTAAAATTTGCTCGGCATTCCGCTTTGCAAGCGGTGGATTAGCACTTGTTGTGTCAAAATACAATGTGCTATACACATCTGAGAAATCTATTGGGAGAGCATATTTCCATTGTCCAGATACAGTCGTGAAATCCCAGTAAACCTTGAGAAATTCCCATTCGTGCGGTTGAGGTGGGTCAATGGACATATCAAGAGGGTACAAGAACTGACGAATACCTCTATCAACCAAAGCCTTGCATAAGGTTAGATTAGCCCCTGTCGGGGTTGTGCCTCTTGCTGTAAGCCCTAAGAAGAAGGACACN